CTTGCAGAAGCTGAGGGGCAGGTTAAGAGCCACACAACAGCACCAACACCAACACCAACACCAACACAGGGGGGGGTGAAGAACCCACGCCTCAGCTCATCCATTAACCTCAAGCCCGACAGACTGCTAGGTGGGAGAGTGGGTTTGCATGCTTTCGAGTTGGATAAGTTGCAAAATGCAGCCTTTTTTAATTCGTTAAACGATGTTTTTGATAGTTTTGTGAGTGCTGCAAAAGCAGCGAATGAAAGCTTCGCTATGATTGAAAATGGCAAACGTTTCATAAGCATAATTACAGGCGGAAGCGATAGTTAATGGGGTTTAGTTGTCTAGCATGTTTTACTGTTCACTGTCAATTCATCTCAGTGTAGATTATAGGTGTCAAAAGGCGTTCTTTTCATGGTAGGCCCAGGCGTGTCGTGCTTTTTCCCATCTTCTCGTTCAGGGCGTCCATGGCGACCGTCTGACCTAGCTGAAAGTGCCCTTCCATAACCCTTGTTAAATACTGTTTTCTTGTACAGTATTAAGTGTTGGAGAAGCGACGGCCAATGCTTAGACACGTCGCTAAATATGGAGCTAGCACAGGGCAACAGCATGCGAGTGACCTACTTGGGGCCTGCCGTGGTGGGGGTGGAGCACCCGGCGGTAGCGGAGATGGACCGGCGAAAATTTCCGCCGACCTGCTTTCTGGTGGAGATCAGTGAAGAGGCGCACCCCGGTGGGCCATGGATGGAAGGCGACGTGCTGGTGGTAGACGAAGCGCGCTCGTATGGCCACGCGGATCTGGTGGTGGCGGAGGTAGAGGGCGAGTACCGGTTATTCAAAACCCAGCGCGTCGGCAGCCGCTGCCGCTTGTTGCCGCCCACGGGCGGAGAAGGGTGCTTCATCACCGCGACGCAGTTTCGTGGGGTGGTGGTCAGGCAGGCGAGGTGTTGGGCCTTGTAGGAGGTCGCTTACAAGCTTTATGGTCAATGGCTTACATCATTGCCTGAGCTGATTTGTCATAGTGGTGGTGTCGCCTAAAAGCACGCGTTGCAGGATTGTTTCGCTAGAAGATTGCGGCACTGATACCCCGGCCATGGAATGGCTGGGGGTTTTTGTTTACCCCATATGGTTTTCAATTTGTTATACAATTATTCTAGGTGGTGATTTATATTTAGACTTTAGCCTTGCAACGCCTTAGCTGGGGGGTGAGATGAATAAAATTACAGAAGTTAATTCATATCAAAGAGCAAGTGAAGTTATAGAAATTGTCAGTCCCGAAAACCCCATAGCTGTAAATGCTGATAATTTTCTATCGCTAATTGGTGACTACCATCTGAATGATTCAGAACCTCCTTTGAAGTGTTGTTGTGAGAAAGAAAAGAGGAGGCTTTGTAGACATAGTCATAGGAACGGGTATGTTGTAGAATTAAAAGATGGTGAGAAATCTTTACTGGGCAGTACATGTGTCAAGGATTTTGATCCTGATGGAGATCTAAGGAAATCAGTTAGTCAATACGATAATGAAAAAAGGTACCTTGAGCGAGTAAGTTATATTAATCAATGCTTTAGAGATAAAGATAGAATATCAGAAAAATTAAGAATTGAGTTGGAGCGGCTTAGTGATTTGAATCATTTTGTTGCTGGATTCTTAAAGTCAATGCCAGCTAAGGTTTCACGTAAACTACAAGGCATGTCAAAAAAAGTGAGCAAGGATATAACTGTCGATGTTCGAATAGTCAAAGAGGAGAGGGATGAAAAAACTGGAGAAGTTGAAAGAGATATAAATATAATTACTCATAAAGTTGGAGAGATCAGTGGTCTTGAGATATTCCAAAAAGAATACAGGCTTTCTTTTTATTCTTCAGTAAAAGAGAAGATAAAATTAATTGAAGATCTGGAGAGTGTGAGATATAAAGAAGGCGCTAGGGTCGTGCTGCGAATATATAAAGAGCTGCAAGAAATAGAGCCTCTTTGCGAACGATCAAAAGCGTACTGCAGTAAGCGAGTTTTTTTTGAGCAATCCAGTTTTAAAAACTTTATCTTTCTAAGTGATCATGACGAAGATAGAGTTAAATGTTATCAGATGTGGTACTTCGATTCCTTTGAAAAGGTCATCTCAAAGTCAAATGCTGAGAAAGAAATAGCAAAAATAGATAAAGACCTGCTTGATCAGTTCGAAGCAACTAATCTAATCATAGCCGCTTAATTTTTCATCACCTCACACCTCACCTGCGTCCCCAACCCCCCATCATTCAGCGCGTGCGTGACCTCGCTCACCAGCCAAGCCGTGGCGTCGATCTGGGGCTTGAAGCCCGCGAGCGTGAGCGGGGTTTCGGGCAGCAGGTCGGCGCAGCCTAGTGCCAGCGTTAGCTCGAACTCTGCCAGGCCGCGTTGGATGCGTTGCCACTCGGCGCGGGCGGCGGCTAGGGCGTCGTCTTCGGTGGCGTAGGTGGGGCGTAGCTGTTTGGCGTTTTCGTCGGTGCCTGCCAGTACGGTGTGGCGCGCGGCGCCTCGGGTGTCGTTCCAGTAGGCTTTTACGCCGCTGTAGGCGTCGCGGTCGGTGACGCTGTAGCGGTGCTGGTCGCCGTCGCGGCGGGTGAGGGTGATGGCGGGCATGGCGCGGCCGCTGGCGGTGAGCCCTTGGCCTGCCACCGTGAACAGCAGGCGCCCGGCTTTGATGGCGGCAATGGCATCGTACCGTTCGCCCAGGCGGGTGAGAAAATTCAGGTCGGATTCGTCGGTTTGGTCGATATGGCCAATGCGGATGCCGTTGAGCACGGCGGCCACCACTGGCTCCAGGCTATTGCGGCCTGCAATGGTGGTGACGATCTCGCCCAGCGTCACATCGTGCCAGCCCTGGGTGCGCTTGCCGGGCAGTTGGCCGCGCATATCCGCCGAGCGGGCGCGGATGGTGAGCTGGTCCGGCGTGCCGGTGTGCTGCACTTCATCCACCGTAAAGCGGCCCTTATCCACCAGCCCTTCCTCCTGCCAGCCAAACGCCACCTGCAGCTCTGCCCCGCGTGGGGGAATGGCGAGCTGGCCGTCGTGGTCGGCCAGAGTGATATCCAGCTGGTCAGCTTCCAGCCCGCGCTGTTCGCGTAGCGAGAGGCTGATCAGGCGGCCGTTGATGCGCGGGGTGATGTCGGTGCCATCCAGCGTGATGCGATAGCTGGGCTTGGGGTAAGCGTTCATACATAGCCTCCTGCTAAACGCGCCACGGCGGGCAGTGCTAGGCGGCCAATCAGGTCGGTGCGCTCATCATCGACGTGTTCTAGCGTGAGGTTGAACTCGATTTTCTCGGCGGCGCCGTCGCGGAAAAAGTGCGTGCTGGTTTCTTCCACGCGGGTGACCACCCATAAGCCGTACTGGCGGCCAGTGCCTTCGACCAGCGGCCAGGCGTTGCCCTGGTCGGCCATCTCGCGGATCTCATCCAGGCTAAAGCGGCCGCCGGTGAAGGTGGGTAACAGGGTGCCGCTTAGGGTGATGGTGTCCGCGCCTGGGCCTGCAAACTGGTAAGCAGGCCGCTGCCCTACGCGGGATTGGCTGGGGTGCCGCCACTCGGTGATGCGTTTTAGTTCCTGATAAGGCACGCTACGGGTTTCAAAAACGAACATGCCAAGGGCCATTAACATGAGTAGACCTCTTTCACTCGGACATTACTGCGGTTTAGCCACAGTGGGTATCGCCATTTTTGTATTACTCGCATCATTTCTGAATGAGAGTAGGACGCTAGCTATGGATATCATCATTGAATCGAACCTAGACGGATTATTCTTATTTGTTGGTGCAGTGATAGGCATTACGAGCAGGGGACAACCTTTTAAACATCGTTATGCTCAGATGTCGCTTCTTGCTGGTTTGGGAATGGCCATGATTGATTTCTTCCTTACTGGGATGAAAGGCTCGCTGCAGGACAGTGAGATTCTTTTGATAATCGGCACCTCTGCTGCTCTTATGTTTTACGGTTTAATGGTGCTACTGGTTTGCGGTACATATCTGGCATTTAGCCTTCCTGATCAGGATTAATCGATATCACGTAATGACGAACGCTGCCGCGCCTGGGCGTCGCGCTGGGCGTTTTGTAGGGCGCGCTGTACTTCCTGCGCCACGTACTGGGCGAGCTGCTGTTCGTTCATGCCGGGGGCGGGTGTGACGTTGATATTGATATCGCCCATCGAGAAACCGCTGGCCTGTGTACTGGCAGCAGTGAGCGGCGGCCGGTTATCGAACTGAATGGGAGCCTGCTGCTCGATGTTGGGCATTGCTACCGCTGGAAGTGTCGCGGCACCCAGTGTTAACCCCGCACCTGCGCGAGCTACCTGTTGGGCTATGTGTTGAATGCGCCTGGCAGGTTCGTTGCGGAGAGCGCCTAGCCCACTAATCAGCCCTTCCGCCATAGCAATACCCAGCGCTTTAAACTGCTCAGGTAAGTCGGTAGTGATAGTGAGCATGCTTGGGGTGTTTAACTGCACTGCTGGCAGCGGGGCGATGTTTTGCCCAGCGTGATTAACGCGCCTAGCGATCTCCTGCACGCGCCTAGCGGGTTCATCCCGCTGGGCATCCAGCCCCTGGTTCAGGCCGTCCACCGTGTAGCCGCCTAACTGGGTGAACACGCGGGAGGGGCTGTTGATATCCAGCACGTCGGCAAACCAGCTGCGCACGTTGCCGGCAATGCCCATCACGCGGTCGCGCAGGTCGGCCAGTTTGCCCGTCAGCCCGCCGATTAACCCTTCGATGATGTTGATACCAAAGCCCGAAAAGATGCGGCTGGGGGAGTGGATGCCGAGGATCTCTTTGAACCAGTTGGCGATGCTGCTGGCGAGGTCGGTAATCACTTGGCGCACGGTGCCAAGACCGTTGCGCAGGCCTGCCAGCAGCCCATCGATTACCGCGCTGCCTAGCGTGGTGAAGCGGGCGGGGATCTCGACGCCCAGCGCGGAAAGTGCGGTGGTGATGCCCCGGTACAACAGCCCTAACGGCGACCAGTTCATAAGAAGCTGCGCGACTGCCCCTAGCCCATCACCGAACGCGGTTTTCACCTGCTGCCACAGGCCTTGGAAAAAGGCTTTGATGGGTTCCCAGTAGCGATAGATGAGATACGCGGCGGCGGCAATGGCGGCCACCGCGGCGCCAATGGGGTTAGCCACGGCCAGCATACCCACGGCGCGAATCACTCCGCCTAACCAGGTAAGTGCTTTACCCACCATTAGCGCCTGCGGGCCGAGCATTGCCATGCCAAAGCGCACCATGGCGAAGGGGCCGAGGATGGAGGCGAGCATTAGCGTGAGCGCGCCACCTGCTGTGACCAGCACCGCGACCAGGGCGGCGGCTTTGGCAAGGGTGCCTGCCAGCTTGGGGTTTTCATTGATCCAGCGGCCGAGGCCTCGGGTAATGGCCGTGACGTTCTGAATCAGGCTGCGCAGCGCGCCGTTGTTAGTCTCGGTGATCGAGATGCCCACTTCATCCCAGGCCGATTTGAGCGATTTGAGGTCGCCGCCGATGTTGTCGGCCATGGTTTTCGCCACCCGGGCGTTTTCACCGGCGGCGTTGGCGAGGATCTCGACAAACGCCTCGATGCCTTCGCTGCCTTGCTGGGCGATCAGTTCGGCCATGCCTGCGCCGGGTTCTTCGCCAAAGATGTCTTTCAGGTAGGCGGCGCGGTCGGCGTTGCCCATCGCTTCGGTGGCTCTTGCCACATCAGTGAGAATACGGGGAATGTCGCGCAGGTTGCCTTCGGCGTCTTTGGCGTTCACGCCGAGGTCGGCCAGCGCCCCGGCGGCGGCTCCGGTGGGCGCGGCCAAGCGGGTGACCATGGCGCGCAGGGTGGTGCCTGCCTGGCTACCCTGAATACCCACGTTGCCCAGCAGCCCGGCCATGGCGGCGGATTGCTCCAGCGACATATTCATCGCCCGCGCTTGCGGGGCGACGTACTTCATCGATTCGCCGAGCATCTCTAAATCGACGTTGGCCCGCGTGGTGGTGGCGGTGAGCACATCGCCCACGCGGCCCATCTCGGCGGGGTCTAACCCGAAGCCGGAGAGGATGTTGGAGGAGATATCCGCCGTGCGGGCGAGATCCGTTTGGTTGGCCAGTGCCAGGTTGAGCATATCCGGCATGGCCGCTTGAATGGCGGCGGGGTCGAAACCGGCCATGGCCAGGTAGCCTTGGGCATCGGCGGATTGCCCGGCGCTAAAGGCGGTGGTGGCCCCTAGCTCCCGCGCTTGCTGGCGAAGCGCTGCCAGGCGTTCGTCGTCTCCCTCCAGGCGGGTGAGCGCCTGCACCCGCGACATCGATTCCCCGTATTCAATACCGGGGGCCAGCAGCCGTGCCCCGGCGTACAGCGCGGCACCGCCGCTGGCTACCATGCCTGCGCCGGTACCGGCCATGCTGCTGCGCAGGCTCATGGCGCGATCGTATCGGCCACGCGCCTGGGCGGCGTTGCGCTGCTGTTCGGCCAGCCGCTTGAGCCGCTGCCGCTGCTCTTCCACGGCGGTATTGGCCTGCTGGATGTCGCTGGAAAGCCGGCGTTGATCGCGGGAGAGGTGAGCGGTGCTGACGCCGTTTTCGTTCAGGGTGCTGCGCAGCCGCTGAAGCTGCTGGCGTTCTTCATCCACCCGCTGGCTAAGCCTGCGCGCTTGGGTAATGGCCTTTTGCCGTTCGGCGCGCAGGGCGGCGGTGTCGCCCTGGTGGGTGTGCATTTGCTGCGAGAGGCGGCGGATGCGCTCTTGCTGTTCCCGCAGGGCGGTGGCGGTTTCCGAGGATTGCCGGGTGAGGGTACGAAAGGAGCTGACGTTCTTCTGCGTGGCCTGCAGCTGCTTTAGGCGGTCGCGGTTTTCACGCATGGCCTGGGACGCGGCCTGGCTGGCACGGTCGATGGCCCGCAGCGGGCGGGTGGCCCTATCCACGGCGTTTAAAATGACCTGCAGCTTTAGGTTGTTACCTGCCACGCTGGCTCCTGGTGTCTGTGGTGGTGCTGCGTTTGCGCGCTCGTTCTCGCCAGGCCATGAGTTCGCGCAGGGTGAAGGCGGCGCAGTCTTGCGGGGTCCAGTGGAAGACGATGGCGAGATCCGCCATCGCGTCTTCTACCTTGTTGGGGAGGTTTATTCGCTCTCGCCCTTGGCCCGCTTCGTCAGCAAAAAACCGGCGATTTCACCACCGCATTGAACGAGGTCGGCCGGGTCCATTTGGCGCACCTCGGTGGCGGTGAGCGAGGGGGTGGAGAGGCGCGGGATCAGGGTGATCAGCGCGTCGGTTTGCATCTGCAGCACATCGGCCAGCGAGACGCCGCGCAGCTCGCCGGAGGTGGGCTTGCGCAGGCGTAGCTCAGTGATTTCGGTCTCGCCCCGGGTGAGCGGCATATCCAGGGTGATGGTGGCAGCGATAGCTTGGGGGGTGGCAGCTTTGGTCATGGGGGTGTTCCTGGTGTTGGGTTAAAGGAAGCAGGAGGAGCGGGTTAAGCGCCTGTGTTAAATACCCAGGCGCTGGCGGCGGCCTGCCAGGCGGTCAACGCCGTTGACCTTGAACACGCCGTTCACCAGGTCGATCTCGATTTTCTCGGTGCCGTCGATGGTGAGCTTGTAGTAGCTGAGCGTGCTGGTGACCTGGTGCTCGGTGTTCTCGCCGGTTTGGGCGTCGCCCATATCGATTTCGGTGTGGCGGCCGCGCATGACCACCTCGACCGAGGAGGCGTCGTCGATGTCGTCGCGCTCATAGCTGCCGGTCATGCGCAGCATGTCGGCATCGATGCGGGCGGTGCCGAAGTTGTCGAACAGGCTTTCCACCAGCCCGCCTACCGTCCACTGCACGGTGAGCAGGCCGTCTTGGCCCATATCGATACCCACCGCGCCATCCATGCCGCCGCCGCGCCACTCTTCGATCTGGCGGGTGAGGGTCGGCAAGGTGATCGACTGGACGATGCCCTGCCAGCTTTCGCCGTTGCCGAACAGGTTGAGGTCTTTGAGCTTTTTGGGGAGTGCCATGGGGGTCTCTCGCTAATCCGTTCAGGCGGTGGCCGCGACGCGCTCGGCGAAGTCGGCCAGGTAGGAGTCGGTGATGCGCTGCTGAAAACCGAGGTCTTCCAGCGGCGGTACCGGCGTGTAGTCGTAGTCGATGCGCAGCTTGCCGCCCTTGAGGGAGGTCTGGGTGTTGAGCTCCTCGTTCAGCCAGGCGCTGCCATCGACAATCAGCCCCAGGGTTTTTT